AGAAAACAAACAGGTGTTTGTTTCGGGTGATTACGAAGCTTCAACAGATTGGCTAGATATAGAATGTACAAGAGCTGCACTTAGGGGAATGTGTTCCCAGGCAGCGTTCACAGAAATATATGAAACCGGTTTGATGGCTATCAACGAAGTAAAGATCCTCTACAAGGATTTCGTTGAAGGAAAGGACAAAGGTTGGAACAGGTTAAAAAAGACCTCGCTTCCAACTGATTTGGTAGATTTGGAGAAATTCTGGGACAGTGATTTTATTTTATCATTGTTTCCAGAATCTTGTCAACAACGTAATGGTCAATTGATGGGTTCACCTGTTAGTTTTCCGTTATTATGCTGTAGTAATTTGGCTATCGTAAGATGGGCCTTTGAATTATACTATGATAAGAACTTCAAGTTAGATGAATTACCAATTCAGGTTAACGGTGATGACATTGGATTTGCTGCAGAGCAAGGGGTTGTAGATATTTGGACTGAACTTGTACAATTGACAGGTTTCAAATTTTCCGTAGGAAAGAACTATATAAGTAGTGATTTCATTATGATGAATTCAGAATTATTTTATTGTCGTTATGAATACGACGATTCAATATTTGGGTTCTTGGAAAATTCTGGAACTTGGCATGTAGATGAAAGTCAGCCATATCTAAATTGTGGTTTACTTCGCGGAGTAACAAAAGGTTCAACTGGACAGACAGATATTTGGGAAACCAAATTACAAAACTGGAATAAAGTTGAACTCGATGTTAAGACGAGAGTAAGAGGCCATGATGTTTCCTTTAACGATTTAGTTAAGGGATGCGCTCAGCAGGAACGAATTGATGTAATTGCAAAAATCTTTATAAATGAAAGATTAGTTAGAGATGTCGTACCCGGATGGATTAATCCAGGGTTACCTTTACATCTGAATGGGATGGGTCTTCCAAGTAAATACTGGAAGAGCTGTGAGAAAAGCAATATAATTGCCCTCATGACATCTAAGAACCGTATCAAGCAACTTGATAGCTTCTTATATGAGAAACCCGATTCATTAACTAATTTTTCAGTCAAGGAGATTATCGAAATGCCCAAGTTAACCAAAGAGATTCTCTTAGGTTATAGACAGGACGATAATATGAAAACACTCCAAGAATTTGAAGAAAAAGCAATTTACGAATATTCCGTTTATCAAATCAAGTGTGATCCTGGAAAGGCTCAACCATATTGTGAAAAAAGCAGAATACGAAAAACTGTCGAAGATCAGTTCAGTTTGGTTTTATCATGCATCTTAGGATCCGTCGTAGACGGGGTGAAGGAGGCATTTTCATTAGAAAAAACTGAATATATGAAATTTGACAGAGTGTTTGAATGTACAAGATCGATTCAAACACGAGGAATATGCGCCAATCAAATAGATGAGGCAGAAAAAGCTGAGGTAAGTAATGACAACGAATCAGAGTACAATGGTAAAACATTGTATGATGAATTCGTTGAAATGTACTTATAACGAGGATTGTTCTGTAACGAGTAATGTTGATTGGAAGTCAGTGGTAAAGGAGTAATAGAGTAGATTATAGGTGGATGCTAAATTTTGCATCAATCTTTAACTGCTATCGCCTTTATCGAGACCGCACCGGAAAGTAGAAGAAAGTACTGAAAGTAATTTTTCCACTAGTTTTACATTGTATGTTTCTTGTAATTGTTACAAGGAATGGTAATTCAGCATCATCATATTAATATGATGGTGCTGAATGATCATTCTTTGATAATCAGTTATATTGAAGTAGTCCATTGGGCTTGCCCTAGGAAGAACATAAATGTAAGAATTTAGAAGAGGGTTTCTCTGAATGAAGACTCCTGTCACTATTTTGACATGGGAATTGCATCATTCGAGTTTGAAAGGATTGAAATTGGTCGCAACCAATTAATCCAAACCTAAACTCTTCTAACCTAGTTTAACGAGTTAATTACGATTGTGTGGGATTTAGTAAAATTATCAAAACACGGTGTGTTCTATCTGGTAGATAGAGCATGCGTGACCAGGATTCCATTCGGTGACGAATGTAGGAAAGATGGTAATTGACCTTTTGACCCAACAATTTATATGTAAATAATCTATAAAC